ATAGACAATAGAGGCTTATATGCTTCATTAGTGAAGATAGATGAGATAGTGCTTGACATTTAAGGCAAAGTATGCTATAGTGTCTCCACAGTTTAACACACTCTATGTAGACTCTGCACTAGACAGTCTTCTACATAGCTCTCTGCTCTCTAGAGTAGAGGGTTATTAGTAACAGGTTTTAACCCTCCTCTTTAAACAACAGCGTCTCTGCTGTGTATGTCGTTGCTTTAGTCCTATATACCTTGTGTTGACTACTTACTACACAGACTATATAGAGAGCTTAATATGACAGATGAGATTGTTAAGAGTAAGAGGGTGGGCAGGCCTAAGAAGGCTGATGTAGCTTCTAAGAAAGTAGGAGAGCGTAAGAAGGTGGGGAGACCTGCTGGTGACGCTGCTGCTATTAACGAATACAAAGCTAGGATGTTAGCGTCTCCTAAGTCTCAGAAGGTGCTAGACTCTATATTGAATGCTGCCTTAGACGACACCCACAAGAACCAAGCAGCGGCATGGAAGCTCTTAGCAGATAGGTTAATGCCTCTTAGCTACTTTGAGAAAGACAAAGGCACTAACGGTAAGAGTGCTGTCACCATTAACATCTCAGGCTTAAACGATGTTAAGATAGCTGAGGATATAGAGGACGTAGACTATGAAGAAGTTTAGATACTTTAGTGTTGATGAGTTTAAATGCTCACACACAGGAGAGAACAGAATAGACGAAGCCTTTATAGACATCTTAGATGAACTCCGTGATCTATGTGGGTTTTCTTTTAAGATTACGTCAGGGTTTAGAGCGCCTAAGCATCCTATAGAGGCTAGGAAGACTAAGCCAGGCGTACACAGCGAAGGCATAGCTGCTGACATTTATGTGTCTAATGGACGCCAGAGGGCTGTTATAATTGAGAATGCTATAGAGCTAGGCTTTAACGGCATTGGCGTAGCTAAGAGCTTTATACACGTAGATAGACGCAAAGGCCCATTAGTTGTCTGGACATATTAAATGAGTAGTAGCACAGACCTCAATATAGAGCTACTCCCGTGGCAAGAAAGTGTATGGGTAGACCCGTCACGCTTTAAAGTGATAGCAGCGGGTCGTAGAACTGGTAAGTCTCGTCTAGCAGCTTATATGTTACTATACAGTGCTTTGTCCTCTAACAAAGGTAAGGTGTTCTACGTTGCTCCTACACAGGGACAAGCTAGAGACGTTATATGGGATATGTTGTTAGAACTAGGCCAGAGCGTCATAAGCAACTTCCACGTTAACAACCTCTCTATAAAGCTCATTAATGGCTCTACCATCACTCTAAAGGGTGCTGACAGACCAGAGACTATGCGTGGTGTTAGTCTACGCTTTGTTGTCTTAGACGAATATGCTGACTTCAAGCCTGATGTGTGGGAGCTTATTCTACGCCCTGCTCTATCAGACTTAAAAGGCTCTGCTGTCTTTATTGGTACGCCTATGGGTCGTAACCACTTCTACGATCTCTACAGCGAAGCAAGCTTAGGTAAACTAGAGAACACTAAAGCATGGCACTTCACAAGCTATGACAACCCCACCTTAGACCCTAAAGAGATTGACAGCGCCAAGGGCGGTATGTCTAGCTATGCCTTTAGACAAGAGTTTATGGCGTCCTTTGAAGCCAGAGGCTCTGAAATGTTTAAAGAGGATTGGGTGACCTTTACTAAGAAGGAGCCTAAAGAGGGTGACTATTACATAGCTATTGACCCTGCTGGCTTTGAAGAAGTAGGTAGAAGTAAGTCTAAAAACTCACGCTTGGACAACACAGCCATAGCGGTTGTTAAAGTGAACAATGACGGCTGGTGGGTTAAAGAGATTATCTCAGGTCGCTGGACAGTGGAAGAGACGGCTTGGAAGATATTTAAGGCTGTAGAGGCTAACAGGCCCGTAGGCGTAGGTATAGAGCGTGGTATAGCTAAGCAGGCTATTATGTCTCCTCTACAAGACCTAATGAGGCGTCATGGGCGCTACTTCCAGATACAAGAGCTTACTCACGGTAATCAGAAGAAGACTGACAGAGTTATGTGGGCGCTACAGGGCCGCTTTGAGAACAAGAGAATTAAGTTAAACAAAGGAGAGTGGAATACGCAGTTCTTAGATCAGTTGTTTCAGTTTCCTGATAAGCTTACGCACGATGACGATATAGATGCTCTAGCGTACATAGACCAACTAGCTATACAAACCTACCACACTGATTTAGAGTGGGATGAACACACACCTTTAGACGACCTCTCAGGATTTTAATATGGACTTTAAAGACTACGACATGCAAGATGACTCCCTAAGCTCTTGGGTGATGGTGAAGGCTGATACGTGGCGTGAGCATTACGAGAGTAACTATCAGTCTAAGTTTGAGGAGTATACACGTATATGGCGTGGTATATGGGCCTCTGAAGACAAGACAAAGCAGAGTGAGCGTAGTAGGATTGTAACACCAGCAACTCTACAGGCTGTGGAGATTAACGTAGCAGAGCTTGAAGAGGCTACCTTTGGTCGTGGACGCTTCTTTGACATGGAAGACGACATAGCTGACCAGAACAAAGCAGACATTGATATATTTAAGAAGCAGCTTGAGCAGGACTTTAAGAACTACGGCATTCGTAAGGACATCTCAGACTGCCTAATCAACGCTGCTGTCTATGGCACTGCCGTAGCTGAGGTGGTGTTAGAAGAGGTTAAAGAGATGCGCCCTGGCTCAGAGCCTATTATGGGCGGTGACTTAAGAGCTGTAGGTGTTAACATTACAGACAGAGTTGTAGTAAAGCTTAAGCCTGTACAGCCTCAGAACTTCCTCATAGACCCTGTAGCCACCTCTGTAGACAACGCTGTAGGTTGTATTATTGATGAATACGTCCCTAAGCATTCTATTGAACTATTACAGGAAGCAGGTGTATATGCTGATGTAGAGATAGCTGTAGCCTATGAAGACAGAGACTTAAACGCTGACCAAGAACTAACTATACAGCCTGTTAACAAGGTGAGGCTTACTAAGTACTTTGGATACGTCCCTAGAAGCCTCCTAAGCGCTGCTAGTGAAGAAGAGGAAGACATAGTAGGCCTAATAGACGATGATGCCTCAGAGGACGCCTCAGAGCTTGTAGAGGCCATTGTAGTGATAGCTAACGGAGCTACAATACTAAAGGCTGAAGAGAACCCGTATATGATGGGTGACAGACCAGTGATTAGCTTTCAATGGGACGCTATACCTAATTCGTTCTATGGCATGGGCGTAGTTGAGAAAGCCTATAACAGCCAGAAAGCCCTAGATGCTGAGATTAGAGCCAGAATAGACGCTTTAGCCTTAACAGTTCATCCTATGATGGGCGTAGACGCTACACGTATTCCTAGAGGAGCTAAGCCAGAGATTAAGGCTGGTAAGATGCTTCTAACTAACGGAGACCCTGCACAGGTGCTAAAGCCTTTTAACTTCGGCTCTGTAGATCAGATAACCTTTGCACAGGCAAGCGCTCTTAATAACATGGTACAGGAAGCTACAGGCGCTGTATCAGCTACGTCTATGGCGTCTGTTACAGGTACACAAGCTACATCTGGCGGGGCTTCAATGTCTACGTCAAGTATTAGAAAGCGTCAGAAGCGTACATTGATTAACTTTCAAGAGTGCTTCCTAGTTCCTTTTATTAAGAAAGCAGCTTGGCGGTATATGCAGTTTGAGCCTGAGTTGTACCCAGCAGCAGATTATAACTTTGTTGTAACGTCTTCTATGGGTACTATGGCGCGTGAGTTTGAAGTGAGTCAGCTTACACAGCTCCTACAGACAGTACAGCAAGGCTCTCCTGAGTATTCAGTGCTGCTACAGGCCATTATAGATAACACTAACATTAATGATAGAGAGCAGCTTAAAGAGACTATAAAGCAGTCTGGACAGCCCTCAGAAGAACAGCAGAAGGCTCAGCAGGAAGCTCAACAGGCTGAATTAGCTTTCAAAGCTAGTCAGACTAAGGCGCTAGAAGGCCAGGCAGCAGAGTCTATGGCGAGAGCTAAGAAGTACGATGCAGAGACTAGAGCAGTTCCTGTAGAGCTTCAGAATAATCAAATCAAAGCTGTCGCTTCAATGGACAACGATGATGATAAGAACTTTGAGAGAAGAATGAAGATAGCTAATCTAGCTTTAAATGAGACGTCTATGAGACTCTCTAAACAGCCTGTGGAGGGCAATACCAATGGTAGTAACTAAACCTGAGTTCGATAAAGCAATGAAAGAGATTAATGAGTTTGCTGTAGCAGTTAATAAGCGATTGGATGCGCTTGAAGCTGTCAAAGAGGCTCCTGCACCTAAAACAACACCAAAGGCTAAATAAAGCTTGACATTTGCGTCAAAGTGTGCTATAGTACCGCCTATATATCACACTCTGATGTATGACGCAAGTAAAATAAACCATTAGGAGTTAGAACCCTATGAAAGAATCAATAGAACAAGCAATTATAGAGACAGTAACGAAGATAAAACAGGGAACGAGCCACGATGAGGATATGAAACATTCTCAAGCGGTTTTAAATCTTATGAATAGTCTCGCTACTCTAAACAATCTGTCCTAACGAGGATAAACAGTATGAGAGATGTAGAACTAGAGGCTTATTGGGCTGATATAAGAGGTATGATGGAGACTGACGGGTGGCGTAGGCACTGTGAAGAGCTTACAGCACAAGCAGCAATCATCAACTCTGTAGAAGCCGCGCAATCCGCTGATGATATGTGGATTCGTAAAGGCCAACTAAGCGTTATAGCTACGATATTAAACCTTGAAGCCACTGTTAACGCTGGTGAAGAGGCCTATCAAGCTGAATTGCAGGGCGAAGATGACTAGACGTATCTTTGATTACAAATGTTCTAATGACCACGTCAATGAATCCTTTATAGACGAGTCAATTACTGAAGTTCCTTGCAAAACGTGTGGTAACGTAGCATTTAGGATAATCTCACCTGTCACAACTATGCTCGATGTAGCCTCTGGAGACTTCCCAGGCGCTACAATGAAGTGGGCTAAGGACCGGCAGCGTAAGCTTAACCAAGAGAACAAAGCCAACTCTGACTAGAGAGCTTTGTAAGGACTTCTCCACAATGGGATAACACCCACGGAGTTTAATAATGGCTACACTGATTAATGAAGAACAAGAGCGTCAGCAAGACGATGACACTCAAGACAACCTAGATGACTTTGCCGTACCTGAAGAGGTTACACAAGCAGAGCCTGTAGAGGATGTCCCAGAGAAGTATAGAAACAAAACAGCTGCTGAATTGGTTAAGATGCACCAAGAAGCTGAGTCTCTATCAGGTCGTCAGAGCAATGAGGTTGGTGAACTACGAAGAGTAGTTGATGATTTTATTACGCAGCAGACAGAACTCTCACAAGACACGCAAGACAATGGCGAAGAGATTGATTACTTCACCGACCCCGAAAAGGCTATAGCAAGGGCTATTGAGAAGCACCCGTATGTCAAAGAGGCTCAAAAGGCTTCTAAAGAGATGTCAATTACTAGTACGCGATCTAAGCTGCTAGAGAGGCATCCCAAGATGGGGGAGTATTTTCAAGACTCTAAGTTTGCTGAGTGGGTTCAGGCCAGTGGTTCCCGTACTAATCGTTTAAGAGACGCTAACGAGAACTTTAACTATGAAGCTGCTGACGACATTTTCACACAATGGGAAGAGCGTCAAGAGTTAATTAGTCAGACTATGGCATCTGAAACTGACTCTCGTAAGGCTTCTAGTAAGGCTGCTTCAACAGGCAGTACACGAACAAGCTCTACAGGGAACGGAGGAGGTGGTAAAATCTATCGCCGCATGGACATTATTAAACTTATGAAAGACGACCCTAACCGATATGAGAAGCTTGGCCCTGAGATCAGGAGAGCTTACGCAGAGGGACGGGTTAAATAAACCGGAGAAAGTAAAATGGCTACAAGTACATTCCCGTCACAAGGCGGTACAGTTGATAACACAAGCTCTGCTAAATTCATCCCAGAACTATGGAGTGATGAGATTCGTGCAGAGTATGAGGCTAATCTAGTCCTAGCTAATCTCGTTAAAAAGATGAGCATGAAAGGCAAGAAAGGCGATACGCTACACATTCCAGCGCCCATCCGTGGCAGTGCTAATGCAAAAGCTGAAGGAACAGCGGTTACGTTGCAGAACCAAACTGAAAGCGAGGTTATTGTTACGATTGATAAGCACTTTGAATACTCAAAGCTTATTGAGGACATTACAGGCGTTCA